TCAACATTTTTCTGGCATTACAGAATATCCTAAAATGACACATGGAGACATAGAGGACGCAGATATTACAAAGGTTGCAGCATTTATAAAGGATATGACTGGAATTGGTGCTTTGATACCTGATGATGGGCTGGAGGATTATATTCGACAGGTCGGACATCTTCCAGATAGAACTTATTCTGATGTTAGGGAGATTGACCGAACAAGGCAGGAACAGCAGGAGCAGAATCAGCTGCCAGAGCCAAAAACAGCCGCAGAATCAGACGAGGAAGGTGAAAAGATACAAGATAATAAGGTGGAAGACGCTAAAAAACGGTTAGGAAGGTAACTGTTTTTTAATATACAGAATATGCTACACAGCTTTATAAGAATAGCCAGAACAGAAAGGGAAAATAGCACATGGGATTACGAATTATTCCTCCGAAACGGGTGCGAAAAGTAAAGACAGCTAACAGTCAGGAAGTTTTAGAGCGCCTTGAAGAATATCTTGAAAATAATAATGAGGAACCAGTACAGATTCTTTGCGGCTTTTGGGAAGATCAGCAGAATGCGATTACATATCAGGAGTTGCGGCAGGCTGTACTAGATGGAACATTAAGTAAAGAAGCCATAGAATTATGGAGACAGGACTATTCCAAATTAATTTCAGACAGATTGAAGGGCTTGTGGACAAATGCAGTGATTGCTGGTGCATCAGGGCAGCCTATTTTGGACGATAAAACATTTGTATTTAACACACAGACACCAGGCATGTTAAAGTGGATTCATGAGCATGGTGCGCAATTGGTTACAGCTTGTACGAAAGAACAGAAAGAAGCT